GGAATGATGTCGTGGAACAGGCCAATGTCTTTCATGCCGGAAAGTGTACGGCCAACATCGCCAGCATAATCAGACATTGAACGATCAGCATAAGCTTGATCACGAACAAGAGCCTTAGCATTACGAAGCTCTTGTGTGGATTGATTAGCCAACGCCAAAGCGTCTGAAATATCCTGATCGTTCATCTTTTCATATGGCATTGGAAACCCTCAGTTTCCCTGCAATTTACCACACGCTATGCAGATTTGTCTTTAAGAAATATCAGGCTTCTCATCTGTCTGGGCAAGGTACAGGATCTTCTCAATGCACCCGCATGGGATGGCGATCCGACCGCCCAAGGTGCGTTTGCCATCGCTGTCGTAGTAATCACGCACGATGACGATATGTTTCTTACTTACCGACAGGAGATAGCCCGTGGTCTTAACACGCACGGGCTTCAATTGGTGTTTGGCATCATGCTCATGCCATTCAGCACCGCCATCAAGGATGTCAGACCATTCCACCAACACTGGCTTCAGCGGTTTCAGCGTGGGTTTCATCTGTCATCGCCCCATAATCGTTGCACTTGAAGAGCATATCCGTGATCTCAACACGAGCCGCACAGTAGCCCTCATAGGCGTTCATCCAGTTGCGTTCCCAGTACACACAGGTGCCACAGTTCTCGCACTTCTCCATAGGCAAGCCTCCTGTTAAAGCGGCTTACCTCTCCAGTAAGCCTTCCCGTTAATAACAGTAACAAGCTCAGGAGGCAAGAGCATCCCCTTGTCATCAAAGGTTGCCACTGCAAAGCCTGATGCCCAGTTGAACGGGTTGTCTTCGCCGTAGTTAAACTTCTCAGCGGTGGGGCCGAAGTCGGAAAGTGTACCAGTATCGATACCATAACGGCGGCCATTCCAATCGGTCATCGGTGTCACCATCAGGCGGTGAAGATGGCCTGTGAAGATGTTGCGACCGCCCTTCAGTGCGTTGTTCCATGTGGCATGGATGCCGTTGTGCCATCGGTGCTTGACCATCGTGTGTTCGTTGATCTCCAGCGACCAGCAATGATCCCAAGCCGGGAAGTGGTCGGGCAAATCCGTACCCAGCACACGGACATATTCGGGTGCCATCTGGGCCAGACGCGCACTGAAGCGGCTGTCATGGTTGCCCATGCACCACACCAGCGGGGCAGTCTCAGGTGCCTCATGCTCAATCTCAGCAAGGCGTTCCTTACAGGTATCAAGCTCATCCGCCACATCAGGCAGGTTCTGCCACTGCGCTGGGCTGTGCCGTGAGATTTTTGCGCCATCGAATGCGTCTCCGTTGCAGACGATCAGCTTGATGTCGGCCTTGTTTTGCTTGATGAATTTCACCAGCGCATCAAAGGCAGTGGAGCGTTCACCGGGCCAAAAATGCGCGTCCGAAAAGATCACAGCCAGACCGCCCTTGAGGTTCATAATTCGGCGGTGACCCACCTTCTCAAGGTTCATCTTGTTACGGCCAGAGCGGTCGTTCTGTGGCTTGTGAACAGGCAGGACAATGCCCAGTTCCTTCTCTGCCCGGAGGCGAGAGCGGTAAACCGCCCTGATCGAAAGACCCGTGGCCTTAGCCACAAGTTCTGGTTCCCCAAGCTTGTTCCATATCATGGCAAAGTCTTGGGCCGAAAATTTGGGCTGTCCCATTGTGTACCTTTTACTCTCCGGTCAGACCGGGTTTCTTCTTAACAGGCTTGGGCTTTGCCATATCAAGGATCAGGTCATTCGTCATTTTCATTTCGTTTTCCTGCATCCTCATGCCCGCCAGCTTCTCACGGCTTTGACGTTCGGCTGCGCGGTTTTGGCCGTCCAACACGATGTCCTTGTGGTTAACATCAATTTCCTTTGACCTGATCTCAAGCTCTTGGGCTTTGGTCTGCGCGGCAATCAGTTTAGCTTGCGCTTCCATCATGTCAGCTTGATTAGCCTCAACACCACCGCCTTCAGATTTACCAATCTCTTGAGCCTTGAGTTGAAGTTCGATGCCCTTGAACTGGGCCTCTGCGGCCTTTGACTGTGCATCTGTCTGTGCGTTGAGCATGTCAGCCTGAGCAGAGATTTCAGCCGCAGTTGCTTGCTTGTCAGCAATCTTGGCTTGGATAATCTTCTCAAACATTTCAGGCGGGATTTGATTAGTTGTTGGCTTCAGGAACTCATCGGCGTTGTCATAGCCAATTGTACGCAGGGCCTGTCTATTAACGGCATCCATGTTGAACATCTGCGGGCTTGCCATAGCCAACTGCACGAGGGCCTGTGTCTTCATCATGCGCTGGGTTTGGCTGGCGGTGTTCGGATCTGCCTGTGGGATGATGTAAACGCTTTCCAGAGCCTCAAGGAAGGTGGCCTGATCCCACGGATAGGCCGGGGTATTGTTACGCTGCCAGAAGCTCTCAGGATTATCCTTGAAGCACTCCTTCAGAAGCTGGAACTCCTCAGACTGGGCAGCATGAAGGCGTTTGTGAACGCTGCTCAGAACCTTGGTGGCCTGTTCGATCAGGGCCAGTGTCGTACCCACCGGGGCATCTGCACGACCTTCACCCACACCCATCTCAGCCGTACCACCCACGCGCTGGCCTGTTTCGACCATGCTCTGTACGAGGGCTGCGAGGGCCGCTGACGGCTCTTTGTAGGGCAGAGGCATGATTGCTTGGTTCAGGGGCATTCCGCCTGTCTTGACCGCTGCACCGCCGCCCGGAGGCACACGGAAGATGTTGGTGTTCTGGCGGCCACCTGCATCGGCATAGAGGAAGCCGGGGAAGTTGGCATACATACCCGCATCCAGAAGCTCACGCCACGCAGCCGTGACGGCATTCGTGGTATTGCCCAAAATGTGCAAAAGGCCAATGTCGTAGAAGCCCAGACCCGGCACGAATGGATACTTAACAAACACCTTGCGGGCGACCGGAAGCTCTCGCGTGTCCTCATCGAAGTTACGCATGATGGACAGGATCTGGCGGCTCGACACATCGATGGTCACCCGGTAGGGGATCTCAAGGCCAGTGACCTTTCCATTCTTCTTGTGTTCGTACCCGGCAATGTCCAATTCGCAGTAGCACTCATAAATCTCACGATCCCGATCTTCTGCATTGGTGATGTTCGGGCTGATGCCTTGCTGGGCCAGCTTCTCTTCCTGCGCCGCGTCAGGCATCACCTGCTTGGGGTCATGCAGGTCGATGTCACGATAGGCATTAATCAACTGCATCCGCTTCACCACACTGGGACGCATCATGATGCGGTGGGTGATGCGCTTGGCGTTATCCAGATCCGAAGCCAGATTGTTAACGATCAGGTCATCGGCATCGATGCTCTCAGACACCGGGCGATTACGCAGCGGGCAGTGGTAGACCTTCTTGAAGCTCGTGCCGCCAAAGCCCAGCATGAACAACATGCGGTCGGTGTCGGGATAGTATTCAGTTGCCGTGGTGGTCAGGTAGTGGTTCATGTCCTTCTCAAGAGCCTTTGCAAGCTCATCAAGGCGGGCAGATCCATTGTTGCTATCTGTACGGGTCTTAACCGGGCCATCGGTCGGCAGAAGCTCAGAGCGTGAATTAGCTTGGAAGCGCAGCACCGCCTCAAGCAGAAGCGGATGGCGAACTTTGCTCATGCCTTCGACAGGCGCACCATCAGACGAACCCTGTACGCCGGGGATCTCAATCTTCAGGCCAAGAAGACGCAAACCCTGTGCGCGGTCTTCAATCCAGTCCGAACGGCTCTGAATGTCGGCATCAATGCCACGCAGCAGTTCTTCAGCAATGCGCGACAGTTCAAGCTGGTCGGCCTCTTCAGCGATGTTCTGGAACCAGCCATCATCGCGGTCTTCATTAACAGAGCCAAGCGGTGATCCATCAAGAGAAACAGAGATAGAGCCATCGGCATGGTCAATGCGGAGGATATTGCCCTTCTCGTCAATCTCAGGCGTATCCTCATCACTGTCGCCCACCTCCTCAATGATCACATCCGCCTCGTCCATAGGCGGCAGATTGATCTCATCGGGAACCAGTCGGAGGTTTGGGTTCAAGCCGGGTGTCAGCGCCATATCAGGCTTCCTTCTGTTCGTGCTGTTCCATGAAGATGTTAATAGCTTTCATGGCTGCATAGCTCTCTGGGTCTTCTTGTATCTTCTGATCACGGGCTTCGATGAAGGGAACCATATACTTCGCAGTGGTGCCATCTTCAGCAACCACAGTGACAGTGTAGATTTCCTTGTTAACATCAAAATCAATGACTGCTTGGCACTTTAACATCAAACCCTCAAGTCGGATAAAGGGGCTTCTCGCCCGCGTTGCCGTGGAAGCGCATACCTTCGGCAGTCTCAGCCGTCCGTTCAGCGCCGCGTGTGATCATACCCGTATTGCGTAGATAACGCAAAGCCATCGTCACTGTGTCAACGATGTCATCGTGCTTCCCCTTGGGGAACTGGGAGCAGTCGGTCACAACCATGTCGGCCCATGAGAAGTCCATCGGGGCATGGATCAGGCCCTCTGCAAAGATGTGCTGGATAGAATAGGCACGGGCCACCTTGTCTTGGTTCTTGGGGTCGATCAACTGAACGCTAAAGTCCTCGTAGTCATACAGCCGCCTGATTTCCTGTGCCACGCTGATGCCAGAGGCTTTGTTTTCGACCAACAGGTGGTCAACCTTGAACTTGCGGGCAGTGGCGGCCACGCGCTCGACCAGATCATGCAACTCATGGCGGGCCTTCCAGCCGTTCATTAACATCACCTGCGCCACATCATTGTCATCGCGGTAAACGCCCCAGACAGTCATGGCAGAGAAGTCGTTCTCTTGCTTTGTGGTATAGGCGGTGTCTACAGCGGCGATGACAAACTCCATCTCAGGGAATGTCTCGCGCTCCCAATCCTGCCACCACTCACGCTTAATGATGCCGCCGCCCTTTGGCTCAGGACGCTGTTGAAGCTGACCAGCGGCACCGAACGGGCCAAGCTGGCGCTCCAGACGATCAACGCTCATCTCATCGTAACGATCTTCGGTGAGCAGTTCGCCGTCTTCTGTACGAGGGTCTGACCATCCAATTGCATTCGGATAAAGGATGGCTGCCCGCTCTGGCTCGTAACGCATTGGAAGCATGAGATGCACCCATGAACTATCACCGGATGCGAGTATGTGTCCGGTAAGATCACTCTCGTGTAAACGCTGCATGACGAGGATGATGGCACCTGTTCGCGCGTTGTTAAGGCGCGTAGACAGCGAGTTATCAAACCAGTCAATCGTCCCCTGTCGAACAAGTTCACTCTCCATCTCCACGGCATTGTGAGGATCGTCAATGATGATCACGCCACCGCCTTCACCCGTCAACGCACCGCCCACGGATGTGGCAAGGCGATAGCCGCCATGATCGTTGTCGAAGCGCACCTTGGTGTTCTGGTCACTGGTGATCTGGAACCTGTCGCCCCAGAGGCTTTGATAGAACGGGCTTTCGATCAGGCGGCGGGTCTTAACACTGTCACGGATGGATAGCGTCTGGGCATAGGAGCTATGCAGGAACTGCACACCGGGGCCAGATGTATCGCTAACGTGTGGCTGCGCCCATGCCCATGCGTCAAAGGCCACCATCATGGATGACTTGGATGTGCGTGGTGGCTGGTTAATGATCAGGCGCTTGATCTGGCCGTCAGCAACCGCCTCTAGATGCTCTGCAATGGCTTCCAGATGCCAACCCGGCACGAAGGGATTGGGATCGATGTACTTCCAGCCGTTCTGCATAAACGTGTAAAGGCTCTGCTCACAGTCGTACCGGAGCAGATCCTGTTTAACTTTGTCGATGTCGATGGGGTGAGGCGACCCGGTTATGTTTCGGATCGCCTCGCCATGTAGAAGCTTCATTACCGCTTCAGTTTACGCTTTGCCTGTTTACGAACATTCTCAATGTTCGTCATCAGTTCATCGCCTTCATTGGCGGTAATACGCAACAAGCCCGCAAGCTTAGGCCAGAAGGCCCAAATCAGAACGGCAAGGAATACCGCCGTCAGACCCCAGAAAATTAGATCACTCATTGTCTTCTCCATCTTCGAAGTTAATGTCTTCCACTTCACCCTCACGGCTCTCAATGGCTGTGATGGCAAACCTTAACGCATCGCGCTGCTCATCAGTAAGAATGGCAACATCGATGTTCCTTGTCGGGATTAACGGAGCGCCGTTTTTGCCCGTAATCTCAGTGATGATCTTCTCGTTGTACTTCTTTGGCGCAATTTTGCCCATCTTCCATTTACGGGCTTCAATTGCCATGTGCTTATCGCTCGCCTCCTTGCCCACGAACAAAGGATGCACACCATCAGCGATGGCGATGATCTCCTCTGCGTAAGTGTCCTGCTGGAGTACGCGCGCGCGCATGTAACGCTCGCAAAACCCACTGTCAGATGCAATCCGCCTGTAAATAGTATCAGAGCTTGGAAAGTCGCCATCAGCTTCCATAGCCATCTGCCTGATTGATTTACCAGCTATGATGTCCCCAAGGATTTGTTCTTCGATCTTGTCTGTCCATTTGAACGCAGGTCTTCCACCTCTGTTAGCGTTAATAACAGCGAGATCTTGTCCAGTGAGTTCTTTTGGTTCTGATTGTTTTTTCTTAGCCATGATGATCAGTGTATGTCATTTACTGGTTAACGGCAAATCAGAGTGTGGAAAAGGATTGATTAACTTGGTTGTTAATTCTCTCACCAATCCATCTCATTACTGGAACAGCCATGCTGTTTCCCAATGCCTTGTATCTGGGGCCATCTGGGCATTCATTGGCATCCTTCTTCTTCCAAGGTATGGCTGTGTAACCATCTGGGAAGCCTTGAAGGCGTTCGCATTCTGTGGGTGTTAATCGGCGCACTTGCATTGAGGTTGCTACGGCTGCCAGATTGCTGGTCTTTGGGTGTGCTTTCAGCGTAGGCGACAATTCCGCATTATTGCCAGAACCATGTGAACCTTCATTTGCGTAAAAACCAACAGCGTGTTGGTCTTTCATGGTGGACAATGTAAACATCGGATCTTCAGGCTGCCCAATGCCAACCGAACCTTGTCCATCACACCTTCCCGGTGATTGGATGGGATAAGCCACCGCCACGCAAGGTGCGGTATCACCAGTTCCAGCTTCTGCGCTGAGGGTTCCGACAACATCACCCATGTCACCCCGGCCATTACGGGCGATGCGGGGCTGGAAGCCATACGCTGTAGGTTGGCGTGACAAAACCATAGGCATTTCCGCCTCTTTGGCAAGCAAAGCTCCAACAACTGGTGACCCTTGCATTGAACCATGCGGTGCAAGGCCGTTTCTTGTGTCATATACCAATGGCTGGGCTACGAAGTCACCGCCTTGATTACCACCCACTGGGCCAGCAGCCATTAACGGCTGGGAAATATCTGTCTCACGGGCTTTGTAATCTTTGCCTGAGTTCATCGGCATGATTGAGTAGGCAATAGGCTGTTCAACAATAACCCCATTATGCCGCCTTGAGCCGTTGTTGGCATCCAAGGTAGCATGGGTGTTTGTTAATCGGACACCGGATTGGCTGGATTGGAACCCGCCAACAAAGCCTGTTCCAGAAGATGGGGAAGCTTCTTGCCCCTCGCCTCTGCGCGGCGGAGTATCCCGGCGCACGCCTTCGAACTCAAGAAGAACCGCTGCGGGATCAAACCCGTTTCGAGAACTTGCGACAACGAACACACGGCGGCGGCGTTGGGCCACTCCATAATATTGGGCATCCTTGATGATCCACGCGATTGTTCTTTTGGATCCAGCAACCACACCCGCGTTTGTCCATTTTCCCCGTGGCGGAACGTAGGGGGTATCGTCTCCAGCCAATGCTGCGAGGAAGCATCCGAAGGCGTTGTCACTGACTGAGAGGACACCGGGGACGTTTTCCCAGACGATGATGGCTGGGGGTTTTCCGGCAGAAAATCGAAAATTGTCAATTGCATCTGCAAGCCTCACAAATTCCAATGAAAGATTACCACGCTGGTCAGACAGACTGTTACGCAACCCGGCAATGCTGAATGCTTGACAGGGTGTTCCGCCTACCAATACATCGGCATCAACAATCCATTCCTGATCTCTCAAGACAGTGAAATCACCATGACAGGGAACATCAGGATAACGCTTAGACAGAACTTCACGGGGGAATGGCTCAATCTCTGAAAACGCCAGAGGCTGCCACCCAAGGGAATGCCAAGCGACAGATGCCGCCTCAATCCCAGAGCATATTGATAAATACTTCATCATCCCACCTTTGATTTCATCAATAATATCACATACATAGCCATCAAGCAATCAAGCCTGTGGATTACTCTTCGTCTTCTTCGTGTCTGCCGAAGATTGTGTTGGAGATCATGTACCACGGGAGCATCACAGGCCACATGAACACCGGGATCATCCATTGTAAGCCTTCAACCAGTTCAGGTTCCTCTGATGTCTCCCAGTAGAAGTAGATGGCTGGGATGATGTAAAGATAGATAATCAGGTATTCCATTGTCTGCTCCTTAATTTAATGTGCAACGAATAGTGTTGTTAATTACGCTACCATCTTTGAATTTGGTTGCGGCCATGCCTACCCCTACATCCATGTCGTATGAGAGGCCAAAGGTTCCATACTTGCCCTCTTGCATCAGGTAGAACTTGGAGCCTTCCACAGCGGCTTGAGCAGGATATGTGCCTTGGGGCCACTTGATCACTGCTTCATTGCCTTTAACAAAGATGGCAAATGTCTCATTGTTGGATGCGATGCAGGTCACTGTGGCAAAATCTTTTTTAGCAACGGCCTGTGTGATGTTCGTTAATGACAGCAGGATCATGCCTCCTGTTAGCGCCTTCATGGTTTGAATAAATCTATTTCCCATTTGCGTCCTCTATAAGTTCATGCGGTAGTTTGTTAAGATAGAGCCTGTTCTGTAAAGCCGCCACGTTATTGGTCAGCCTGTCATTCTCTGCCGCCAGCCTGTCTATCTCACCTGCTTGCGCCCATGTCATAGCCTTCAGGCGTTCGATCTCATCAGCGGCTTCCTTGTTATATCCAAGGTCACCTTCACGCAGCCGTTTAACAATGTCCATCATTTCCCCTCCAATTTTTTCCTCAGTTGTTCAATCTCTTCTTCATTCTGGTCACAGATGTCGTGAAGCTGGTGAGTATCGTTTATTAACAGTTCAACCGTATCAGCCGCTTCCAACAGAAGAAGGCCAGTCAGGCTTTGGTATCTCTCTTTACGACCGCGTGTGGCAAGTTCAATAGCCGCCGCCCGCTCCCGAAGCCTGTGGATGAGATCAGTCACGATCATTCATCCTTTTCTCGACCTCATTGACCGCACCCATTAAGCGCGTTAACACCGCCTCCGCCTTCTCATACTGAGCCGCCTTCTTTAACCGGGTCTTCATGCGCTCCATGCTGGCTTTTAACGCATTGTGTTTTCTCTCTGTCCACCTCTGTCCCGCCTTGGCGTTGTTGGCCTCGTTTTCCAACCGGATGAACTCGACATTCATGTGGTGGATTTTTACATCCAGATCAACGCGAACTTGGCGCAGGTGTTCAATTTTGTCGGCAGCCTCAATCAGCTTGGCCTCGCAGGTGAAATCATTGGCCGCCTGTTCACGGAGCCACTTAACGATGTCAGTCATTTCCCCTCCAATACTCGTGCCGCCATGATGCGATAAGTAACCGCAGGAGTTTCACCAAATTCTGGATGCGGCCCCAAATCCTTGATTTCCTGCAAGCCTTTCCGAAGGCGTTCAATCTCATAAACTGCCTCACCCAACAAGTTATCTACTTCAAAATTGGGAGGTGCTTTATACCTTTTCAAATTTGTCAGAATGTCAATCATCCCAGCCCATCCATACATACCACCTGCTCTCTTCAGGCATTGACAACCCGTGGATCAGATCGTGGATGCTGTAAAGGATGCCCCACAGCACACCCAAGATGATCTGGACAGTCAGCACTATCGGGAAAGCCACCAGTGCAAACATAACCAAAGATGCGTATTTCAGTGCGTTAATCATTCCCCACTCCCTGCTGCTTCAAAGCACTCACCTACAATTTCATAAGGCCGCCCTTCAGTGCGCTGGATGTCGATCTTGGCCGCCACGGCAATGCATTCATCCTTCGTAGGATACCAGCTTACCTGTTCGGTACTGATGTTCCCGAAGTCGCCAATGAAGACCAAGATCAATACCCACATCAGAAGAACTCGCTTACTTTGTTAATGGCTTCGACCACTTCCTCAACACTGTGCTTAACAGCAGCCCGGTGGTCATGGTCGCCAGACCGGAACAGGATCACTGTGCGGCGGCTGCCATCATCTGTCTGATCAGACACAACACCAGTGACTGACGCACCACGGATGGCGACCTTCTCGCCCTCGAAAGTGCATCCTTCAAAAATAATCAGGCTCATTTGTTCCCTCATGTGTTTGGTTGAATAGGTCACCTTAAACCAAGGCCCATTTTAGCAATAAGTTTCAACGAATACGCCACTGAATTGGCCTTTTCCCCAGTTTTTGGTTCAAAGGCCATGATCTTCTCAAGTGCCTCCCGCATCCTTTGGTTCTCCGCCCTCATCGGTGCGATTTCGATCATCAACTGTTGGTCTTCCATGCAGTGGGCATCCTCCGCTTCTCCAAAACATCATTGTCCCATCCTTCATCGGGCCAATGCCTTTGCCGTTATTGTTATCCATCACCGGGCAAGTGCAGCCTTGATTGATCGCTTCACTGCTGCCGGGCTGCGGTGTGACTTTGGTTTGCATGGTTTTTTCTCAATGACGTTAAAGACTTGATGATTGTAGCGAGAGATAGTGTCCGTGAGACTTTCCGTCCTTAGACACTCTTCCTCCAGAGCCTTCAGCACATCAGTGATGTAAATATGCCCGTCCTTATCTCTGGGTATATTTCGAAGCACATGGCGATACCTTGCACTCACAACACACTCTTCCCTTTAAGCTGGTTGATCCGCATCTCAGCGTATCGCCTGACTTTCTCCAGATCAGTGATCTCGCTATCCACTGCATCCATGCCGTCATAGATCTTGTGTCCTGCCCTGACAGCGTATTTCACGATGTTCCCAATGTGGAACGGCAGGTTGTTTTCCATCACAAAGGTCACTGGCTCAATCTTGTGCCTTGTGTAGTGCGTGGGCTTAACGATGATGTTGCCTTCCTCAAGGCTGGGTTCAGTCATGTGTCACCTGTTAAACAGTTTCATTGCGTTAAAGATCCGGCGGAGAACATACAGTCGAACAATGCTCACCGCCGTGAAGCAGATGCCGATCAGGAGATGATCCCGCGTAGAGGCGTAGAGGCCGAACAGCGGAAAGATTACGATCTGTGCCGCGATGGCGGTGATGTAACCAATAACGATGTTAATTGCGGCCTCTACGAGGCTCCCCCAGCGTGTTTGCATCACATGATAATCTTCGGTTTCTGCTCAGGCTCCTTGCCTTGCATCTTGGCGATACTGGCATCGAAATGCCCCGCCATCAGCATGGAGCGCATGAACTCGTCCATCTGGAAGACGATATTAGCCAGACCCGCCATGCGTTCAATTGCGAGTTCCATTGCCTTCTCGCCGTCCTCAAACATCCTCTTGAGGCGTTCGATCTCTTCCTGCGCGTTAAACTCTTTTGTGCCTTCACTCATTCTGAATGTCCCAATATATAAGCGATTTCGCTATTCTTTGCTTCTTTGGTCGGAAAAACTTTTCCAACAGCCAAGTCGTATTCCCTTTGCAAAAGACCAATCCAGTCTTGGATCACATCCGCCCGGAAAAGATCGCTCTCTTCATCCAGAAGAATGTTAAGGGTCACCTCGCCTTCACCACAGTCCATATCGGCCCACAGTGCTCCCATGCGCTTGCCTTTTCTGACATCAGGATCGCGCTCCCAGTCATGTGTAAAACGATCAGGCATTTGTGTTAATTATCCTTTCATCTGCGTTAATTAAACCAAGATATTTAAGTTCTTCTTCCATTGTTCCCCAAGGAACATGGATTTCATCGGTGTCTGGGTCTTTAACAGACACTGGTTCAGTCTTTTGTTTCACTTCTTCTCCCCCTCAACACGACCGCCGCGATAGGCACCCATACGCTTTACAGCGGCTTCTGCGGTTGATGTGGATACCCCCATCAGGATGCCAATATCAGTGTGGCTTAGGCCCCTAGCACGAAGAATACGGGCATCTTCAGCTTCACTATCTGTCAAAGCTTTTTTCATTCAAATACTCTCCTTGCAGGATTTCCGTCACCCTCCCTGCATTAACATTGAACCGCTGTCCGATTGCCTGAAATGGCATGTGTTGGTTGCGATTGGCAAATGTTTTGATAGCTGCCGCCAGTTCAGGGGTCATAGGTGCGCTCTGTGGTTCCGCCTTACGAATAGCGGTTTTGCGGTGAAGCAGAGGAAGGATGTTCTCCAAGCTCTGGGCGATTTGCTCAGGCGAGTAAGGGTATCCGTCCTTCGCGCAGTTAATGATGTGCTGCAAGCGGGCGCGGGCTTCTGGAATGTTGCTCATAATAGCCTCAGTTCAATTGTGGCTTCACGGGTTCAAGTTCGATGGATTGCATCATCTCCATGATTTCGTCCAAATCGTCCGGGTGGTCTGATCCAATCTCACTGGCAGCCGTAAAAGCCACTTGGCTGATAGCCACCAGAAACCTCACCCTGTCGATTGGGTCGAGCGCGTGGAAGTCCTCATTGACAGTAAGACGAACCATCTGGTCGCCATCGCCCAGCACAAAGCAATCGATTGATCCAACTGATTTCATCATGGGTGCATCATACCATGATTTGGTGGCCTCGAAAGGCGGTTTCTCCCACATTACTGAACCTCGTCAATGTGTTCTAATGCCAGCACAATGTAATAAGGCGCACCATCGGTAAGCCAAGTTTTAATACTGTTCTTGCCGCAGCCAAGGCTAAGAACAAGCTCACGCTGGCTCCAACCCCGGCTTGACAGAACCCGCTCGACCAGATGGTTTATGGGGTAACGCATTGTAACTCCTTAAATCTCAATGGTGATAGGCGCTTTGGCCTTCACGCGCACAGTGGTAACTTCTGCCAGTTTGCTGTGATCATCGAACCACTTCTGGCCCATGTCAGCCAGCACAGAGGCGGTGACCAGCGTCTGGCGGATGGCGGTGGACTGGGTGATGACAAACATTTGACCTTCGACCTTATCCACTCCAGCGGCCTTGAACTCCGCCTTCAGTGCGGCAAGCTTTTCTTCAAGTGCAGCTTTCATAGCATCAAGGCGGCCAATTTCGTCAGCGAGGGTAATGAGGTTAGACATAGTAAGCTCCTTCGTTGGGGGGCGTGATTGCCCTATGTGTTAATTTATATCCCGATTTGAGGATGGCCGTCAAGCTGTTAATCTTCCCAATCGTCAGCCAGATTGTCGAGGAACTGGCGGGTGACATCAGCCAGCCAAACGCTGCCGTTCAAGTGAGCGGCCAGAGCAGCTAACATCTCTTCAGTCATCTCAACCGGGTTGCCTTCGTCCATTTCGCACACAGTGCCTTCAAAAGACCAGAACTCTGCGCTGCTGTCATAGTCAGCCAAGGTAAAGCTGCACACGCCAAAAAAGCTATAAACAGCGCCGTTCAGTTCGATCTGGGTATCCATCTTCTCGTCAAAGTCAAACATCTGAAGCTCCTGTGTTGGGGGCAAATCACTTGCCCTATGAACAGACAATGCTCCCTTATTCGGGATACCTCAAGGGGTAAAAAACCGGAAACTTGCCCGGTCTTTCATTTTTGCGCTTATTTTGGGCAGTTTACCCAGTTGCACTTATAGACCACTTTTTGGGTGGCTGGCTTGCGGGCCTTTTCTGGGGCCATCAGGCGCATAAACGTCCAAGTGGAGGTGACGGCCCTCACAGGGTAGGAAACGGCCTCCACAGTTACCTGTGTGGCCTTCTGGGTGGTCTTTACCGCCGCCCCGGTCACAGCCGCCGCATACCGCTTGGCGCTCTTGGCAAATTTACCTGTCTGAATGGTGCGGTGGCCTTGGTTGTGGCAAGCAGCCGCCATCCATTCGACCCGGAAATGCCGCCAGCATTGAGCAAGGTGAGCCATGCCAGCATCCACCTGAGCCTCACAGGTGGCAGATGCCACACCACGATAGCCCATGCCTCGTGCAGTGGCTGGCAGGATCTGAAGCGGGCCTACTTCACCCGCCGCGCCGCGCAGGCCACAGCGGCCACCTTTGCCGCCCGTTTCATGGCGAGCAATCTTCAGGGCAAAGTCCACCGGAACATGGTGCCGGATAGCAGCCTGCCTGACGATCAGCGTGGCATCATTTGAATAAGATTGGGCTGAAGCATATGCAGCCCACATCAAGAAGGCCATAAGGGCCACAGTACCGACAGCGATAATTTGATTAACGGACATCGTTAATTCCTCTTCGTTGTTAACAGAACGAACAATCGTGGGGAAACATTGCGGCGAAGGCAAGGCATATCTTGACCCATTGTGGTTAATAACACATAGTGGTTGAGCATGACCGAAACATCCAAAGTGCCGCAAGGCACATGGCACAGCGAAGCCCGCGAGATGCGGCAGAGCGGTGCTACTTACACGCAAATCGCTCGCAAATTCAAAGTGAGCGTTCCTGCGGCCTATTTTGCAGTCAACCCGCACAAGAGGCAGCCAACAAAAAGGAAGCCTAAGGTGGTGTTGTCAGCAACGCCTGTTGGTGATAACCCGACCCTATGAAAACACCATTGATTGACGGCCTTCGACAACTGGCGGCTATCAAGGCTGGGAGTATCTCTCCCCGGCACATCCGGCTTTTGTCTGAGGCCGCCAATCAAATCGAATTGCTCCAAGATCTTCTCCATGAACGGGAACGGGATAACGACAAATGGCGGCGCAGGACACTGGAAGCGGAGAGCAGACTGAGGCTGCGTGGTATGGCGCAGAGCGGTTGATGGCTGAAGTCCATCGGGCTGAAAGCGCCATTTCTGCGCTCAAGAAAATTGATGCCATCATACCCAACCCGGACAAGCCAAGTTTGAGAATTATTAAACGCATCATCAAACAGGCTTTGGAACATGAAACTTAACCCAGCCCTTGTGAGATCTGCAAAAGATGAATGGTCAGACTGGCTTGAACGGCCAGATGCCATTCCATCTTTTAACATCACTGAAATGCGTAAATGGATTGAAGACCGCCCGCCCATGAACGCATTTGCCTCCCTCGTGGAGGCTATTGATTTGATGCAAGACGAAATTGATTTGCTGAACATAAAACTCAAAGAAGCCACCGAAGATTTGCACGAAGCCAAACGCTATTTGATCAAGAGATCGTAAGGGGGCCGAAGCCCCCTCTATGTTATGCGTACACTGTGTTAGCCATCGACCGGGGATCGTAGTCCCAAGGCTCTTCCTGCGGCCAGTAAATCCATTCGCACACATGGTGACCATCTTCTGGGACAATTGCCCCATTGAGAACGCCCATGCCATCAAGGACGATCTGAACGGAATTGTAAGTGCCACCCAGACGTTTCCCAGTTTCGTCATAGAGGAAAATCAAAACGGAGCCATCGCGCTGTTTCTGTGAACGCAGTACGCCGCCCTGTTTCAGGATCTCAAGAGCGGCTTTGGCATATGGTGAAATGTTCTTCATATCGTCACCTCTTGTTAATGTCATAGCTGTCGCACTCACAAACCGCCTCATCAATGCGGTTAAAAATCTTTGGCGTGTGATCAATCCAATGGATAGAGCTTTCTGGATTTTCAATCATTTCTTCGACCAGCGCCATACGGGCCTCAATGAGAACCTTGCGGATCAGTTCGAGGGATTGGATGTGCCGCATCAGTCAGCACCCCCCTTGTCAATTTGCTTACGCATGATCTCAGCAGCAGCCGTCACGCGGTCGGCAAACTTAATCATCTCCTTCAGCATATACCGCTGCGTTCCTTTGTCTTCGCTGTAGTGAAATACGGCTGCATATTGGACAAGATAGTTGCCAACAAAACCCATTTCATGTGAAGCGTTTTTCAGTTCTTCAGACATTTGCATCTCCTTGCGTTGGGTGGTGATGGGGGCCGAAGCCCCCGTTAAAATTAGAAGTTCCAGTCGTAAAACTCGCGGGCCACATCTTCCCAGAAGCGCACACCCTGATGGCTCCAACCCTTCTTTGTCAGGCGGATGGTTTTGGTTTCGCGCTGGCTGATGCCCTTGTAGAGCCAAGTCTGTTCGCTCTGGTTATCGCAGTGACCAGCAAAACCGCCGGGGATAATGTTGGGGACGAAGGCCGGATCTTTATCCACCAGCACGCGGGCCAAAGTGACAGTCTTATCGGTGCGCTTGATCATCACCCACGGATAGCTCTGGCTGTAACCAATTTCGGTGAAATACTTGCCTTCGGGCAGGTTCTTGATGTTGGTCTTGGTCATCGGTCTATCTCCATGTGAGGGGCGAACCGTTCGCCCTATGACCATCCTTGTATTCCCGTTTTCGGGACACCTCAATAGTCAAAACCCAACTTGGGCAATTAATTACGCTGCTCAAAAATGCGGTCTGTCCGGTTAAAGTTCAGGGTCACATCGCCAATTTGACCCGCGTCTGGTTGGTATCTGATCTTCTTGATAAAGATCCCGGTTTCGCTGGATATGCTCAGATCTCCAAGGCGGGCCACTATCACGCCGATGTCAGCCTTATTCGCCCAGTGGCTGCTGTCGCTGATGTCGTACAGGCCCAAGTCTTGCGCCTCCTTGCTCCCGGCCCCCTTCACTGGGTGAGCCACCACGATCACCAGCACATCGTAGCGGCGGGCAAATGCCTTCAACTTCCTGATGGCCCGCCCGGTATAATCGGTGTTGCTCTCATCACGCTCCCGGCGGTGTTCAATTTCGTTCCAAGGGTCGATGATGCAGACTTTCATGCCGTGCCGGATCACCGCCGTAGTCATGCGCTCCAGAAGCCAATCGATGTCGTGAACTGTGTCATCGTCCTCTGGGTCAGGCGCGATGAAATAGAACCGCCTCTGGATGAAGCGTTCGGCAGTCAGGTTCTCGTCACCTGAAGGCATACGCATCCTGATGGCTTTGAACGCACCCGAAATCTGATCAGTGACATAAGGCTTGATCCGCATTTCAAAGCTGGCAAGGCCGATGTTCCATCCATGCAGGTAAGCCAGATGGGCGGCAAGCTGCACAGTCCAAGTTGACTTGCCGTTGCCGGGGAAACCCGTCACGACCATAAAACAAGGTCTATATGGGTTCAGAGAGCCATTGAGGCTGTCCCAGCCTGTGTAGACTGTCTCAATCGGAAGCTCTGGCGGCAAATCTTCGTAAGTGTAAACACCGCTGACCGGATAAGGCTTGGCGTTCTTAACAAGATCCAAAACCGCTTGCTTACCAAACTTCCCCAGAACCTCGTTCGCATCCTTGCACCCTTCTGGGTAGGTCACGAACATGCAGCGGATCTTGTCGAGCCTTCGCACCAGTTCCTTAGCCAACCGCTGCCCCGGCTCGTCACCATCTGTGGCAATAATAATCGACTTGATCTTCGCCAGTGCATCCCACTCGTTAACAATGAAACTGAACTTGTCATCGTTGTCGATGTCGATGTCTGCGGTGCCTTCCGGCACACTGATCAATCGGCCATGCTTGTCTCGCGCAGGAGGAGCGCCATCCGGCACCGAAACAACGAACGGATAACCCGCCTCAATGAAAGACAAGGCATCGACCTCTCCCTCAACAATGACCAGCGCATGGCTGCCATCGATCAGGCTGGGGTCATCCAATACATCGCCATTGAAGAACAGCTTTGGGCAATCTGGCTTCTGCCAGAACCGCTTACCCTTGGCGCGATACTTGGCCCCAATCTCCGCCTCATTGCGAATGAATGGGAAAACGAGGATGTCACCCGCCGCGTCAGCGTTGACTTGCCCATCCTGATCGCGCCGACCGGAGTAAATCCCCGTACCCATCGCGGCGTTGAGTACGCCCCTGCTGTCCAGCCACTGCATGTGAAGTTCGCTGATAGCCATCGAAAAATCTACCTTCTGTCCAACTACAATTATGGCACCGAATGCCAACACCTGTTTCGTCTACACGCACGGAAAGGCACGGATCTGATTTGTGCTTACGTTTATGACTGCATTGGGGGCAAAGAGTTTTGAAATTACCACCCCCAGTGCGATACCGCCGCCCAGTTATCCCCAACTCTGATAAAATCGCCTCCACATCGCTCATACGAAGTTACCTGAATTACGCACCGCCTTCACAGGCCCGTAGTCATCTTCCCACCGCTTCTGGTTCAACCATGTTGCCGCCATCGCGGTGTATTCAGTTTCTTTCCCGGCCCTTGTCTTGGCATAAGCCATAGCCCCCGCCATAATGATTTCTTTGGTTGCCCCTTCCTTGCGAGCCTTCAGGTAACTCTTGAGTGCTGGCTGCTTAGGGTTGCTTGGACGCTTGGGATAAGCCGCCCAGAAGATTTCAAAGTCAAAGGTCAATTCCGCCTCATCAAACTTTGGAGGCAAAACCTTTTTAGGTTGATTGATAGGTTCTAATGATAGATTAGGGGTCGTGTGGCGACCCCCCGTGGGGTCGTGTGGCGACCCCCCCCGGTCGTGTGGCGACCCCCGGTGGTCGTGTGGCGACCCCTCCCCCCAACCCACAACCATTCGGTAAGAATTGGAAAGCTGGCGGCCATTTGACCACCGCTCATGGGCGCTGATATAACCCTTGGTTTGCAGACTATGAAGACACTTTCTGACAGTGGTACGAGCCAATGAAGTTTCGCGCATCAGCGTTTCAATGGCGGGAAAACACTCGCCTTCATCGTTGCTGGCATAGTTTGCCAACATAATCAGGAGGAACTTTTCATTGGTAGGAAGCTGTTGTTTTACAGCCCATGCCATTGCTTGGAAACTCATGTGGAACCCCATCAATATGGCTTGTTCCAATGATCGACCCACTATATATTGTGGGTGTAAATCATCAGAACGCGCACTCGTTCTGTTTTTGAGCCGCCCCGGTTTGCCGACTGGGGCGGTTCGTTTTTTAAGGCCCTAAAAATGGGCCAGCCCGGAGGAACTAGACTGGCCCAAGTTGAGGGAGATTACCACGACTACGCGGTTTTTGCAGACTGAACCTGAGCTTCTTTGCTGTCAAGCGCCTTGGCAGCAAAAGTTTGAACAGCGTAAATAATTGTAGAATGATCCCGATGTGCAAGGCGGGCAATACGTGGGAAAGAATAGTTCAATTCAGTTCTCACGCGCCACCAAAGCTCATGGCGGGCAGCCACCAACCGCTTGTTCCGACCTTCGCTCTGGATCAGGGCGGGATCAATGCGGTGCTTTTTGGCAATCCAATAAAGCATATTCATGTAGCTTTGTTTGGTGTCGATCAGAGGTGTCAAGCCAGACTTGACAACTGGTTCTGGGATGATGACCCCAGTAGGGCCAGCCACGCCGCCAACTTGCATGGGTGGCTCAAGATCATCAAATGTGTTTGGCGGTGTATCCCACAGCACCTGTTGTGCGGCACGAATGGCATTTTCGTTAACTACCGCTGTGTTTTTACCATACATCCGGTTTTTGATTTCAGCGTATTTCTTCTCAAGATCTGACTTATACGACATCTAATTTCTCCACGGTTATCAACATTGGAGGGCCAGCTTTGACCCATTTAGCAATCACTTCTTCACATAGACAATCATCTTCGATTATCCCGTTTGTCTGTAACAGATCTGAAACAGCTTTGATAAAGTTGTCAATGTCTCTTTTCCTTTTATCTGGTCGCGTTGCCTCAATAGTCAGGCGATAATTACCAAGAATAGGGGTCAGTTTATTTATGGCAATAAGCCAACTGCAAGTTCCCAACCATTCTTCATAAGCCTTTGTTTTATAAAATCTTTTGTTCTTTCCAACCCGCCACAAACGATTAACGCTTGGGGCGAAAGGAAGCTCTATAACGATTTTTGTTCCAGACAATCCACACCCCAATTTGCTTTTTTAATCCAAATCGTAACATATACCTATGCCCGCTATGGTGCAATTGGAGATGTGAATGGCTAAATATCAATTTGCGGCTGGTGTCGTAGAACAGCAGATACAAGCCCTTATGAACGAACATCCAGACATGATGTTGGATGAAGACCTGAAGGAAGACATGCTGCTTGGCAGCACTGACTTTTATGAATTGGTGGGAAAAATCCACCTGAACATCATGTACAATGCTGCTTTGATGCATAGCTTGATCGACATTTTGGACGATATAAATCGGCGCAGAGAAGTATTGAAAAACCGCGTTGATTTCCAAAGGGCTTTGATCAAACGCTTGATGGAAGTAGCCGACCAGCGCAACATTGATTTGCCCACTGCAAAAATTTCTCTGGGTAAGTCACCAGCGAAGGTGATTATTACTGATGAGAGTGCTATACCGGATGAGTTCGTGCGAGTGAAACGCGAGCCAAACAAGACTGCTATTAAAGAAGCCCTCGTAGGGGGCCAAGATGTGCCGGGAGCTACGCTGTCAAATGGCGGAACCTCTCTGACGATTAGGTAATAGGAGAACTGAATGTCTGCAAAGATTGCTGCCGCCTTGCACGCGGTAATGTCCAAAGTTGACTATGTGCAAAAGCAAAGCAAAAACGATCATCACGGATACAAGTACGCCAGTGAGGCTGACCTTCTTGAGAAGCTTCGCCCTGCTATGGTGGAAAATGGTTTGATGCTGATCCCCAGTGTCGAAAGCGTTTCATCGCCTGACGAATACGGCAACACCAATGTCATCCTTGGATACACACTCATCCACAAAGATGGCGATGTGTGGCCGGACAAGATTATGGCTGCTGGCTGTGGCGGTGACCGCAACAAGAATGGCGTGGGTGACAAGGGTCTTTACAAGGCCATCACAGGCGCAAACAAATATCTGCTCTTCAAGCTCTTCCAAATCGAAACTGGGGATGACCCTGAGAACGATGCAGCCCAACAGGCCGCCCTTGCCAAATCCCATGAGACTTACCGGGATGTGGCTCTGAAGGCCATTGAGATGCAGGAGAGCGTTGAAGATCTCAATGAGTGGTGGAAGGGTGAAGCCGCCAACCGCAGCAAACTTGGGATCATCAATACCACCGAAACTTACAAGATCCTGACCGCTGCGGCGGCAGATTGTAGTGGCAAATTGAAAGGAAAGTGAAATGACCGACAAGCAGTATGATAACCGGAACACTGGCGCACTTTTTGTTAACGACAAGAAGACCGAGGCCAATCATCCAAATTTCCGTGGGCAAGCTCAAATCGTAACTCCGTCAGGCGAAGTGATGGATTTGTGGGTCAGCGCGTGGGTTAAGCAGGGCAGGAATGGAGAGTTCTTGTCGCTGTCCTACACTCCCAAGGATGCCGCCGCTGGTGCCAATGGCGGCACTGGCAGCTTCAGTAAGCTTGCATCCGGCCAACCTTCTGGGGCTTCCGGTAACCTTTCATCTGGCGGTGTTCCTGAACTTGATGACACAATTCCGTTCTGAAGGAAAAATAATGTCTGACAATTACAGCACGGAAAACGTAGTAGGTTCTGAAGATGTTGTCGATGTTTGGGATGTGATGCATTACCAGACCGACAGGAAGGGCAGGACAAACTATCTGAAGATTGGCCGCGCTTGGGCCAAAGAAGAGAGCGATGCTATCAATGTGAAGCTGTATGCCGCCCCGTTCCCAAATCGGGATGGGGAGTGCTGGCTGACATTGGTTCCCTATGATCCTGACTGGAAGAACAAAAATCGATGAGCAGACTGGTCACCGATGACATGATTGAGGTTGCCATCCAGTATTTGGCAACAGCATCACAGATGACAGCGGCGGCCCGTGCAAACCGCATCCGTGCAGAACACAAGCGGAAACGGACACGAGCCAAGCTGATCCTTCAGTCAGAAGAGCGTTCAGCAACAATGCGGGAGGCGTGGGCGGAAGCCCACGACCTCTACGCTGAAGCCTGTGAAGCAGAAGCTTTGGCGGTCGAAGCGGACGAGTTCCATCGCAATGAACGTAACAAGGCTGATAGTATTATTGAGGCGTGGCGCACTGAGAGTGCCAGCCAGAGAGCCGGGAGCAATTTTAGGTGACTTGGAAATATTTAACCCCCCTGACTGAGGGGGATTTGGCTGTCTGCAAGATGTTTGCCTCTTTGCGAACGGCAGCCAACAGGCGGAACAACGTAAACAGACCTTTTTCAACCGGATTTGCTGAACACATCAAAAATGAAGAAGAGGGCCTCATTGCAGAATATGCCTTCTGTAAACATTTTAATATTTTTTTTGATGGTGCTTTTGGCGGCAAAGATGTGGGGCATGATTGCATCCTTAATGGCAAACGCATCGACATCAAAGCCATTGCAGAACCGCACAAAAATCTTATCACTCACAAGCACACAGACAAATCCAATGTTGATATTTACATCCTGATTTATGTGTCAGGAGTGGAAACCGCCATTGTTGGGTGGGTGCATAAAGATGATTTTGTGCGTGATGAAAATTTGAAAAGCCTTGGATATGGTGAAACATATTTTATGGAACAGGCAAAACTGAAGGTGTGGAAATGACTGAGGACGTAGGAACCACCGCCAGAGGCCATTTGTCCACCCGAAGGAAGCTGGGCATCTGGGAGCGGGAAAAGGGCCTGTGCATGATGTGCAGCACCCGCCTACAGCCCGGTAAATTCATCTATGAGCATGTCCGGGCGCTGGAACTGGGCGGCACTGACACCGATGACAATATCAGGCTCACCTGCTTGCCCTGTGCGGGCGTGAAGACAAAGGATGACCACCGGAGGGCCGCTAAGGCCAAACGGGTCAAGAGCAAGGCTCTGGGCCTCAAGAAAAGCAAAAACCCCCTGCCCGGAGGCAAAGGGTCTAAGTGGAAAAAGAAAATGGATGGAAGTGTGGTTCGCCGGGACGATTAAGCGTATCCAACCAAAGCTACGGTTCCGGCATTAAACACATCTGAGCCATCCCAATCAAACCGGATGTATTTGATGTATCCGGTAGTTACACTTGGCGTTTGGGTATAAACGCTACCAGCAAGACTGCCATTCCCATTTGTGTTTGCATAAATAAACCGCGATCCTGTCAAAAGGTCGGCGGCAGCAATTTTTACAATACCGCTTACGGTATAAGCGCTATTTGTAACAGCACCAATGGCAAGTAAAGTTGTATAAGTTGTGCCATCTCCGCTGATTTGAATAGACAAGTTGCTGCCGCTACTGCTTTGACGAAGTTCGTGCAAATACAACTCCAGAACTTTGTATTTGGCAGTAATGGTTGAATTATCGATGGTGTATGTCTGGCCTGTGCCGACACTTGTACCGGGGGCAAGCAATGTTGTTGTTGATGCACCCCAAGCGGCGGCAGCACCCGTTCCACCAGACACCAACACCTGACCAGCCGTGCCGTTGTTAATGGCGGATGTTCCTGCATCCCAAATACCAATTTCACCAGACGTACCAATACGAAGTTTTTCGTTAGCGGCTGTTGCACCAGCGATGGTGGCTCCGGTGAAGAAGCGGAGGGTGCTGGCGCTGGCAATGGTGGTATCGGCGGCATAGGTGGTAGATCCGCCCATGACCGCGCTGTAATTGCCTACAGCGCCTGTGTTGGTGCCATTGTTGGCAATTGTGAGCAGGGAGCCACCTTGGGTGCCATTGCCCGCGCTGGAGCCGTTCAGGCGAAGGCCCTGTTGGGCTGTGGCAGAACCAGAGGAACCGCCAGCACCGACATCCAGCGTCACTGCTGGGGCTGTGCTGCCAGTGTTCACACCCACCCGGTTTGTGCTTTCCACACGAAGGACGTTGCGGAGGGTATTGGCACTACTTCCAGAGGAAGGCCCAGCCGCCGCCACTTGCATAAAGATAGAGCCACCAGCAGCGTTGCCTGTGCTGTTGCCCCCTTGCAGGGTCAGGCTTCCGCCCGATGTATCAGAACCGGATGCATTGCCAGCGCGGATTGTGTTGCCAGCCACTGTACCAGAAGCACCATCAGCACCCATGAGAACAGTGCTACCGCTGGCCGCACGAAGAGTGCCACCGATCAGCAATGTCTTGCCAGACCCAACCTGAAGACCAATAGAAGTGCCACTGCCAGCGGCAGCAAAAATATTGTCAATCTGAGTAAAAGAAAAATTCAAACCAGCGTCATTGGCACCATAAGTGGTGTTCGTACCCCAGTTGGTTGTTACGCCGGGATCTGGGATTTTGATACCTGTATTTGGCAAAACGGGCATGGCAGTTCCTTATGTGTTTTTAGCGTGGTTCAGGGCTGTAACAATAGCATCATCCGGCATGGAAAGCATCGATGCAGTTTTGTTGCTCAGGAGAGCGCGGGTGCGATCCACCTCTGTGGAAATAGCATTGGCAACCCGTCCACCTGATTTGCGCTCTACGCGACCGCCACGATTTTGAAGCGGCACAGAAAGCGGCTCAATTGGAATGGGAGCGTTTTGCATATTCTCTTCGGCATCACGCGCAGCCATGTTGAGGGTGCTGTTGTACAAGCCTTGTGTTGTGGAACGCAGCAAATCGGACTGCTTCATCAGAACTGAGGCAGCATCGTAATTCTGGCTGATCAATTGGCCCAGCTTCTTTGCATCAGCCGGATTTTTGGACATTGCAAGCGTCAAAACCCGTTCTGCAATACGAGCCTCTGATGCGCTCAAAGCAAGCTTACCAGTCAAGCCAATTGTTGCGGCGGCACCACCCAGAAGCGCAGCCGTGCTTGGATTTGTAAGAATGGCAGGTGCAGCACCAGCCGCACCAGACCCACCAACTGCAAGCAAATACTGGAAAGCATCCTGAGAGGTAAAGCGTTTGCCACTGGATTGTGCCGCCGTTTCAAGCATGGTTGCATCTTGCTTAATAGCACCAGCAACTACCTTGCCATACATCGCCTCAAACTTATCTGGCCCCATAACACGTTTAAGAACATCACTGACCTCTGGGTTTTCCAGATAGGAAACGGCACCAGACACGCCTTTGTTTGCCTTGCCAAAAACAAAACGGGCAGCACCCTGAACAAATTGAGATTTTTGCGCTGGTGTCAAACTATCAAAATTGCTCATAAACTCGTCTACTTTGAACGGATTTTGACCACCCAATTTTTGGGCCATCTTAAATCCGCCTTCAAGTGAGTTTTCTGCTCCAAACAATTCAGCCGCCCTGTTACGAACAGCGGAGAACTCTGGAACCGCATTCTGCGCTTCAATTGCGTTCAAAAGCTCTGTACGAGCCTCTCTATAAGCTTCTGCCTTGCCAACCATTGAAGGGTCAGTAGACCTATCTGCCGCGTCTGCAAGAGCGCGAAGCTTGCGTTGAACTTGATCCCAATATTGGATGTTGGGGGGAACATTGGGGTTAACAATAAATTGTTGCGGAACCCCTCTAATGGGCGGGGTTACATCAAGCGGTTGGATATTCCATTTTGAAGGAAGCTCTTTGGCTTTTGCCATGCCGCTAACCATGTTTGCAGCTTCTGCAACAAGACCATTATTGTCCAAAACACCACGCAATTCTGGTGTCCAAACACTTTGGGCATGAGGTAAATTACGCATACCCGTATAAAGCTGGGTGCGCTCTGCATCGTTTACGGCCTTGATTGAACTGGCAAAATTTTCATCACGCAGATTGCCGCCAAAGGTCTGAGAAAAGAAATCATTCAATTCACCATCAACAGCAGCAGCCCTTTTGTTCAAATTGTTGTTAAACTGGGAAATGAAGGCAACCTGATCCGGTGTAAAATGTTTATTTAAGTATGACTTTGCGTTTGGCCCAAGGAAGTCATATGGAATGATGTTCTCACCGCGATCCAATGCAGCCTGAAGTTTGGAGGCCAACTCTGGATTATCGGACAAATCTTTTGCAGCAAGTTCAGCCAATGTAGCGGCGGCTTTTGTATCTGCCATAGCCACGTTACTTAAAATTGTGCTGAACTTTCGTGTGGCAAGATCCCCGCCAACAGCACCCAGAATGCGACCAGCAGCTTCTGCATATGGGCCACCAATGCTGGAAATGTCACCTACAGCTTCAGAAGTAGCGCCAGAGCCAAAAGCAGCAACTGAACGTCCAATAATTTTGCGAGGTGCGCCCATAGGCCCACCTTGAACCATAAAATCAGCGCCAGTTTTGCTCAGGTCACCAAGCATAGTATCTGGATCGTAGCGGGCCGCTTCAGAAGCACGCTGCATTTCCTTGATAGACCCGGTGACAGTGGGAAGCGTAAAGGCGGCATTGAGATCATATGGGTCACTTTCCTGAGCCATCCGGCCAGCAGGAGGCTGTGGTTTGCGAAGGTAAAACGGAACTGCTTCGCCAGCGCGAACGGCTTCTCTTTGCTCACGAGAAAGATTGCCAGCATCTTCAAGATCCCTTTGATCCGGCTGTGTGCGGCCCAAAAGAAAATCGCCAGCTTTATCCCCGTAGTACATAACAGACCCCGGAAGCCCACGCAGTGCTGCGGCACCCATGAGAGCGCCGCTCTGCAAGGATTTGCCAATATCCTGAAGTGTTGAGACATCTTCAACTTGTGTTGGTGCCTTGTAACCAAACACCAGAGGATTAGATGTTTGCGGAGCAGGTGTCTGATCAGGGGTAATAGCCAACCCTTGATCTTCAACTGACGGCTTGTAACCAAAAACTTTGGGTTCCATGTTTATTGCGCCTCAACAAAGTTTTTGCCGTCATAGACAACAATCATGCCACTATACTCTTCTCCAGCACTGCTTGGAACCATGTATTGATAGCCTTTTTTCGGGCTTCTTCCGTTAACCGTTTCCAACATGCCATCGTCAGAAATCTTCAACTCACCTTCAACAGGAAGGCTGGCTTTGGATTTATCAACATAATCAGCCAGTTTGTCGTTCCAGTTTTTGGCTTGCCACAGGCGCAACTCACGAGCAGTCACGTTTGTTGACCCACCTTTTTGATCAACATAATTCTGCATATCTTGAGCCATATCATATTGCCACTGAGCTACACCACGCATAGTGCCAATAATAGAACGGTTAGCAGATGGTTGCGTGTTTGGGTTGCCTGTAGACTTCATAGCCAACTCAAGCTCACCCACAGCAACCTGACCAAACTTCTCACGCAATCCACTGTCCAACAAACCGCCAACCATCAGCTTT